AACAGGTTGCTAAGCCATTCATGCGCCCCGCCCTGGATTACAACCGACCAAAGATCCTACGGATACTTACAACGCGTATTCGTGAGGGTATCGAAGATAACCGCTGATAGAGAGACCAAAAATGGCAGAAACTGTAAAAAGTTCTCCCGAATACGCCATGCTGCCAGCTGGCACCGTCGTAATGTGGGGGAAATCAGGGGAGTCGCAAGCAGATTTTCAGCCCCTGATTAACTGTAAAGCCCTGGGCGCTACCGGTGCGACCGGTTCGTTCGTGGATTGCACCACGCTGATCGATAAGCAGAAGCAGTTTTTATCCGATCTGCCGGAAGGGCCAGAAAAGACCCTCGGCTTCATCGACGATCCGAACAACGAAAGCTTTACCGATTTCCTCAACGCTGCCGAAAACCGCGAAACCATCCAGTTTTATATGGAGCTGCCGAACGGGCGCACCGCGACAATGGTTATGGCGCTCTCCGGTTGGCAGATTAACGAGATCACCGCCCCGGCGAGTGAGGTTATCCAGATCACGGTCAACGGTAAGCAAAATAACATCGTGTGGGGTACGAAAGGTAACAGCACCGGCACGCTGGAATCGGTTGTTATCGACGAGGAAAGCCCGCTCGATCTGACTATTACCGAAGGCGAAGGCCGCACCTTTAAGGCAGTTGTTAAGCCGGAAGGCGCTAAGGTTACTTTGTCCTGGGCTTCCAGCAATGAGAAGACCGCGCAGATCGAAAGCGAAACCGGTAAATTCCACCCGAACGCCTTCGGCACAACCGAAATTAAGGTTACGGCTACCCCGGCGAGCGGAACCCCGATTACCAGTAAGGCAATCATCGTTAACGTTAAACCCGACCCGGTAAAAATCACCATTTCCGGCGAGCAGGAAGTTACCGTAAGCGAAGATGAAACCTACGCCTACACCGCGAAACTCGACCCAGCGGATGATAGCACCGCCGTTAGCTGGTCTACCTCCGATAGCGATATCGCAACCATTAACAGCAAAGGCGAACTCACCGCGAAAGCTCCGGGTAAAGTCGATGTGATCGTTACCGCTAAGCCAGCTTCGGACGAGTTCGGCGCGGAGAACACCGCGAAATATTCGGTCACCGTTAAGGTCGCGCCGTCTGTAACGTTCGCCGCCTCTGCAACCGCGATCACCGCCGACGCGCCTGTTAAGTTCACAGCGACACCCGTTCCAGCGGATGCAGAATACGTTTACACCTGGGTTTCTTCTAACACCGCTGTAGGTACGTTCCCCGCTGACCAGCATGGCAAAGAAATTACCCTTACCCTCCCTGGCACCGCTCCAGCGGCGACCGCTTCGACCGACGTTACTTTGACGGTTAAAGACGCAGACGGGAACGACGTTCCGGTTAAAACCGGAAAAGTAACCGTAACGTTTACGGTTGCCACCGGTGGTAAGAAGTAAGTTTGCCGGATAGCTCCCGCCGCCTAAAGGCGGTTTTTTTATGCCTATAAGCCGCCTCCGGGCGGCTTTTTTTATGGATAAAACCCAATGACTGATATCAAAGCGCGTCTGCTTTCCCCGAACCGCAAGCCCGTATCCGTTTCTATCCTGGGCGGTAAATTCTTTATCCGCCGTCTCTCCGCGCAGGAGCAGGTCGACTTTGAAGCACAGACCGAAAAATTCCGCGAGCAGAACGATCCGCGCGGCATGGCGCTAATGAGTGCGGCGACCGTTTTGGGCGCGCTGGTAGACGCGAACGGAACCCCATTCGCAGAACTGCCGACGCCGGAAGAGCTGATCGATATCCACTCCCACGCGGATTTACTCGAAGCCGTTTCCGCCGTTCAGCGTCATAGCTTCGGCACCTTAGAGGACGCGGAAAAAAACTAAGAAGCTCCCCCTTTCTACGGCTGATCTTCTCTTTGGCCGATCGTTGGGGGGAGGCTGACCCGCGAAAAATAGCCAGTTTACCCGCTGATATCCTCCAGCACTGGCAAGCCTGGTTCGCCATGCAGCGCGAGGAACCCGCAGAAGAAGCCCCCGAAGAAACCACGCAAGAGCCGAATATCGCGCCTACTGCCCCCGCTGTAGATCCCGATATCGGTAAGCAATGCGCGGATGTGATGAGGATGTTAGGACGATGAGCGACGTAGCCAGCCTTTCGGTCGCCTTGCATTTAAACTCGGCGGCTTTCAAATCTCAAATTACCGACGCTTACCAGACAGCAGGGCGAGCGGGTAAAAACTTTACCGATAAAGCGACCAATCAGGCTAACGAGCTTGCGAACGCTATCGCCCGCACTGGCGAAGCTGCGAGGAAGATCGGGAACACCACATCTTCGGCGGCCGGCTTTAACGGAATTATTCGCGGGGCGGGGCAGCTTAACTTCGTTTTGCACGAAGTAGCAGCAGGGAGCAACGTAGCCAGCAGCACGATTATTAACGCGCTGATCCCCGCCGTTCACTCTTTGAAAGGCCAGTTAGATAGCTCGACCGGTGGTTGGAAAGCGCAGCAGGACGCCGCGAAAGCTGCCGCCGCCGAATTGATGGATGCCGCTACACAGCAGATTAAAATAGCGCAGACTGAGAAACAGGCCGCAGCGTCGCGCGCGGCGATTGCTGAGAAAACCATAGCCGCCGCCCAGGCGCAGCGCGAACACGCAATCGCGCTCGATGAGTATTACGCGAAGCAAGCCGAAGTTAACAAGCTCTACGGCGTAACGGTTAGCTATCAGGAAGAGCACGCGAAAAACGAGCGCGCTATCGTTGAGGCGAACAAAGCCGAAGCCGCCGCCCTGGATAAGCTTAAAGCAGCACAAGCCGCCGCCACCGCTGCGGATGTGGCAGAGACGGAAGGTAAAGCCGCCCTCGCCACCGCCACCGAAGCGGCGACGGTTGCCAGCACCGAACTAACCGCCGCGCAGCGGATCGCCGCGACGAGTAGCAAGGCGCTACAAACGGCTTTAGGCCTGTTAGGTGGCCCCGTTGGTTTGGGGCTTAGCGTAATCGCTGCGGGCGGCACGCTGATCTATCACGCCTTCCAATCTGCGAGCGAGGAAGCCAAAACCCTTAACGCGGCGCTCATGAGTTCTAAAGCTGCGGGGGGTATTACCGTTAGCACGCTATCGCGGCTTAACTCTGAGCTGGGCGGCACGAAGGAATCGCTAAGCGCTGTTAGCGAAGCCGTTAAAGCGGGCTTCTCTGGCGATATGCTGGACGAGATCGCCGCGACGGGAACCCAGCTCGAACAGCTGGGCGGCAGCGCGAGCGATTTCGTTAACCAGCTTTCCAATCTGAAAGGCGACCCGCTAAAGGCTATGCGCGAACTAACCGCGCAGGGTGTTTTACTCGATACCGAGTTTATCAAGCATATCATTACGCTGAAAAATCAGGGGAACACGTCGCAAGCGACCGCCGAACTCCAGAAAAAAGCGAATGATGCCGTTAAGGCGAAGATTAAACAGAACACGGACGAGATAAAGACCCAAAACAGCGAGATCCAGGGCCTGGCGATCAGCTGGCGCGGTGTCGGCGTCGCTGCCGGTGAAGCTGGGTTAGCGCAGCAGCAAGCCGCCCAGGTTCACGCCGCTAAGAAGTCTTTAGAGCAGGATAACGAGCGGCAGAAAAAGCAGCAGGACGAGATAAATAAGCAGCTGGACGAGCAAAATAAAAAGCTCAATCAGCAAGCCACCTTCGAGCACTATACCGAAGCCTCGATTACGCGCGAACAGCAGCGCGCTAAAGCGCTGAAAGAGGTTAACGAAGCGGGTAAGGCGCTGGGTAAAACCGAAGCGGAGATCGCCGCGGCCAGAAGGGGCGTTGAAGCTCAATTCGCCACCCCGAAAAAATCCGGCTCCGGCGTATCGGAAGGCCAGCGGTTGTTACAGCAAGCCCAGCAACGCCAGGCGGTATTAAAGGCGCAGGCTGAGACGACGAAAAACCTTACTTCTTCTGAGCAGCAGCTTATCGCGTTTGACCAGAAGATAGCGAACCTCAAAGGCCAGCACCTTACCGCAAGCCAGCAGAGCTTAGTTAACATGCAAGACCAGATCCGGTCTCAATTGCAGATTAACGCCCAGCTCGAACGGGAAGCAGAGCTACGGAAACTTTCTGCGAAGTATGAGAAGGAGACCGCCAGCTGGCAAGCGGAAGCCGCAGCCCTTCGCGCGGAGGGGGATCACGCTAACGATAGCCTCAAAATGTCGCAGCGTGAGCAGGATAACCAGCAAGCCGAGTTAGAGATCCGTAACCGCTTCGCGGTACGTAAAACGAAGCTCGATCAGGACTACACCGACCATTCTTCCGAAGAGTACAAAAAGCGGCTTTCGCAGTTGCAGCAGTACCAGGATCAGGAGTTGGCCACCGTCCGAAATACGGCGCAGGATAAGTTAGCGGCGGAGAGTGATTACACCGCTGGCTTTAAGCGCGGTACTAAAGACTGGTTAGATAGTTCCCGCGATGTAAATAGCCAGATGGCGGGCTTTGCTTCGGATACGTTCGACAGCATGACCGACGCGTTAACCTCGTTCGTAACAACGGGCAAGATGAATTTCCGGTCGTTCACGACGTCGATACTCTCCGATCTGGCAAAAATCGCTATGCGCATGGCGCTTACAAACACGGTAAGCGGCATCTTCGGCTCGTTCGTAGCGAGCGCTAAAGGGAACGTGTTTAGCTCGCCAGGGCTGAGCGCGTACAGTAACAGCATTGTGAGTTCGCCGACCCTCTTCGCCTTCGCCAATGGCGCGGGGCTGATGGGTGAGGCTGGCCCCGAAGCAGTTATGCCCCTTACTCGCGGGCCTGATGGCTCGTTAGGTGTTCGCGCGTCTGGTTCCGGCTCCGGCTCAACAGTGATTAACGTTAACGCGCCGGTGACGATCAGCAATGACAACGGCGGCGGCGCTATCAGCGCTACCAATACCGCCAGCACCGCCCGCCAGCTTAAAAGCATTGTTGAAACGGCGATTACCGACCGCCTACGGCGCGAAATGTCGCCGGGTGGCGTGCTGTATAGCCGCTAAGACCTATCCCTCGAAAGTAACCCGCCCTCGTGGCGGGCTTTTTTTTGCCCGGAAGAATCTATGCCCGATACCTTTGATAAATGGCACGCCCGAATCGAAGCGACCGAAGATATCACCATAGCCACGGTGCAAGCTCAATTCGGCGACGGCTACAAACAGATCGCCAGTAATGGTCTTAACGCTGCGCTCGAATCCTGGTCGCTTACCTGTAACGGGCGGCGCGAAGATATGTTCGAGCTGCGCGCCTTCCTCAAAGATCACGTAATTAGCTCGTTTTGGTGGGTTAACCCCTGGGGCGAAAAGAAGCTCTACCGGGTTAAATCTGACTCCATCGCGCCGAAATTCGTTAACGGCGAACTCGCCGAAATCTCTTTCACCTTCGAACAATCCTTCGCGCCATAAGCAAGCAATCTTTCAAGATTACATTCTTTCATTAAAGCAAGCCGCCTTCGGGCGGCTTTTTTATTGGGGCTTACATGGCAATTACGCAAGACTTCCAATCGCTCGAACCAGGGCAACTAATCCAGCTTATCGAGATCGACGGAACGGAGTTCGGTTTAGATAACGTGCTGCGGTTTCACGCCCACAATATCGCCTCTGAGGGCTGGGCGTCGTTCGCCGCCGATAACCTCCCTTCGATTATCTGGCAGGGAAACGAGTACGACCCGCACCCCTACGAACTAAAAGGCATGGAGCTATCCAGCACAGGATCGCAGCCTACCCCGACCCTATCCGTGGGGAACGTCGCTAACTACGTTACCGCGCTTTGCCTCGAATACGACGACCTCGTTAAAGCAAAAGTTACCGTACATACCACTTTCGCAAAGTACCTCGATGCGGAGAACTGGAAAGACGGCAACCCAAACGCCAGCCCTAACGACGAGCGCCGCCAGGTGTTTTACATCAACTCGAAAACGTCGGAAACCCGCGCGCAGGTCGATTTCGAGCTTTGTTCTCCTTTCGATATCCAGTCTTTGCAACTACCGACCCGGCAGATTACCCCGCTTTGTACCTGGTGTATGCGCAAGTGGTACGCGACGGGCAACGGCTGCGATTACGTACCCGACGACACAGGGCGCTATTTCCTCAAAGACGGCACCCCCACAGATAACCCCGCGCTCGATGTATGCGGCGGCACCTTAGCCGACTGTAAATTGCGTTTCGGCGATAAAGAGCCGTTGCCGTTTGGCGGGTTCCCTGGGGCTAACTTACAAGGGAAGTAACCATGCGCGAAAAGCTCTTAGAAGCCATTCGGCAGCATGTAGCCGCCGAATATCCAAACGAAGCGTGCGGCGTGGTGGTGGAAACAGGGAGCGGTCAAAAGTTCATTCCATGCCAAAACATCGCCACAAATCCCCGCGATTTTTTCACCCTCTCGCCCACTGATAAACGAGCTGCAGCTGATGAGGGCGAAATCATCATGATCGTTCACTCGCACCCGGACGTCGTAGCGTTAATCCCCTCTGAGCTTGACCGCGTGCAGTGTGATTTGTCCGGCGTGGAGTGGGGGATCATGTCCTGGCCCGATGGTGATTTTTGCACTATCGCGCCCCGCGAAGAGCGCGATTACGTCGGGCGGCGTTGGGTGCTGGGCTATGCCGATTGCTGGTCGCTTATCCGCGAGTATCACCGGCGCGAGTACGGCATCGAGCTAAACGATTATTCGGTGCCGTATGAGTGGTGGGTTAACGGGGAAGAAAACCGCTACGACGATAATTATATCGCGGAAGGGTTCGTACAAATCGACCCTAAAGATATGAAACCCGGCGATATGATCATGATGCGGATAAGTGCGCCCGTCACCAATCACGCCGCTATCTATCTCGGCGAAAACCGCATCTTACATCACATGTTTGGCCTTCTTTCCTCCCGAACTCCCTACGGAAAATATTACCGCGACCGCACCGTTCGAGTAGTGCGGCACCGAGGTCTATTCGATGCTTAAAACTCTTATCTTAGAAGGGCGCATGGCTAAGAAATTTGGCCGCGTCCATAAGTTCCACGTTTCAGATCTGCGCGAAATGCTCCGCGCTATGTCTCTCCAGGTGCCAGGGTTCAAAAAGTACCTTTCGGAAGCTCACATGAAGGGGCTTCGCTTCGCCTTCTTCAATGAAAAACACAACATCGGGATCGAAGAGTTCGATATGACGGCGGGCGGGGCGGTTTACCGCATCGAGCCAATCATCGAGGGCGGGAAGCGCGGCGGCATGTTGCAGATCGTGATCGGCGCGGTGGCCATCGCTGCGGCGTTCTTCACTGCGGGCGGTTCGCTGGCTGCCTGGGGCGCTGCAATGAGCGCCACCGCAGCGACCGCGACGAGCTTAACCGTAACCGCGTTAACCAGCCTGGGGATCTCGATGATGCTGGGCGGCGTTGTGCAAATGCTTACCCCGCAGCCCTCGTTTAACTCTGGCGCT